GGGCGTGGTGATGTCTGTGATTTGATTTGAGGTTGTTAAAAGCTGATAAAGCTGTTGCTCTGTCATTTTCTAGCCTTCCGTCTTGCCGCGTTTTCTATACGTTTAGCGAGCCTTGTAGCTAAAATATTGCTGGCCTCGATTGCATGCCTATCAAAAGCAGGTCTTATAAAAGGTTGAGCTTTTGCGCCAGGGTGTTTTTTACGCAAACTCGCTTTTGAATAAAAGCGCCTGCCAGACACCCGCCTCCCAGCCACAGTCCTTTTAGCCCCGCGATTCAAATAATGTGGCGCTGTACCAAACTCAACAAACCGGGCATACCATGCAGTTTTTTTGCTAACCACTCCTACATGAACTTCCACAGCAGAACCGTATCTACCAACTTGATACCGCCTACCTAACGAATCCCGAAGGGAGCCGGGCTGAACCTCGTTGCCGCTCCTGTCTTTTCTTATTCCTTTATGTACAGGTACATGAGCCTGCATATCCTCAAGCATTGGCTTAGTTGAATCGCTAAGCGCCATTTTTAAAGTTTTTACGCCTGCCTCAGCCCCCATGGCGGCTAATGCATCATCCAACTGCGCAAACCCTTTAACTTCAAGGTCAATATCCATCAGACCCCCTCGATATAACAGGTAATTAACAGGTCTGTTCTACGACCGTCCGGGTCAATCGGCTGCCCTGTGATTTGGTAAGTAGTACCTTTATGCAGGATCTGATATTCAGGCTCTATGTCCTCGCGATAACGAACCCGGAACGCGACTGTAGATGTGTTAATTACATGATCGCTGGCCCATCTTTCCTTCCCGGAAATATCACGCTTTTCAGCCCAAAGGGTCGCAACCTCTGTGCCTGCTGAGGTGGTTGGGGCTCCATAGGCATCTTTACCTGTAGAGGGTGCCAAAACCTTGATACGCGTATTAAGCCGGCCTGCTCGCATGGGTTTAACCTATAACTGGGATTCGGTAGGGTTCGAGAAGCATGTTTACGGATAGCGGCATTTCTTCTACGCTTATGCCAGCGACGATGCTTTCCCGGTTTTCAAACAACGTTCCAACGATCAGCAAGATGGCGGCTTTGATATCGTGGGAAGCATCTTCGTTATTTGTTGCCATGCCTGCTGTAAATTCAACCTCGACCACAAGATCATCATTAAACGTGGAAGGCCACGACTGGCCGGACTTGAGTTTAAACTCGCCCACCAGCTTATGGGGATTCACTTTATATACTGAGGAATCCAGCGTTTGCTGTGTGTCGGTTGCGTCTTGATATTTAACAGAAGCGACTGAGACCAGATCCGGTTTTAATTCCATACGGTCTTCAAAACAGTCGGCGTAACCGATCAGCGTTCTTTGAATAATTAAACGCTGGATTTGCTGTTCTACATATTCGCGGGCGGATTTGATCAGGCGCTCTATCAGATCGTGCTCTGTATCAAGCTCCCAGCGCAGATGCTCCAGCGCCTCTTGCAAAGATACCGGCTCAGACGCTGGTTGTGTTTTTGTACTAAACAGCATGGTTTGCTCCGTTAATCCTCAACGAAAGGCACTCTGAGAATGCTTCGGTGAATGCCTTTGAGTGAGGGTTATTTGTCTTCTTTCTGTTCTGGTGCTTTAACCGTTCTAACCTTTTCTACTTCAACCGGCTTAGGACGGATAGCTTCCACTGCTTCGAGAACAAATACCGTGGCGTTTTTGTTGACCGCCTGCTTGCTGGCCTGATCAAGCGCCGCTTCTTTTGTGGAAAAGCGCTTTGAACTTGCCTGCGCTCCACTTTCAGCAACAAGCCAAAATTTGTATTCTTCAGACATGGTGAGGCCTTTATTTAAGAATGGTGGTTAAGGGGGTTATTTTTCTGCGGCTTTCGCTTTTTCTTCAGCCAGCTTAGCTGCAAACTTTTCAGGATCATCCTTAGTCAGTTTTGCAACTTCTAACTGATCAACTGCAACTTCTGCACAGCGGTCAGAAACAGCCCGCTTACCTACTTCATAAGCAGTAACGGTGTTGCCATCATCTGAGTGCTTGAACGGCTTTTCTACGTTGATAACTTTCATTGTATTCACCAAATAAAAAGGCCCCCGAAGGAGCCATTAACTCAACTAACTCAGGCCTTATACGCTCAGAGTCAGAACCTTAACTGCATTGGAGTCTGTCAACATGCCGCCTACGCGTTTAGTTGTGTAGAAACCAACATTAGGTTTATTGGTGTACGGATCACGTAGAACGCGGGTGCCGATGCGGTCAACAATGGTGTAAGCACGGTTGAAGTTACCAAACATTACAGAGTTAGCATCCGCCGCTACGTCTGCCATATCTTCGTTTTCTGCGATTGCGTAACCCAGAAGTGCTGAAGCTTCACCAGCCTGAAGGCCGGGAGTCCACAGGTAATTGCCGTTGCCGTCCTTCAGGGCTCGGATCTTATGCAGAACATTGCCGTTGAACATCCACTGGGCACCCGTTCGGTAAGCCTTCTTCAGTTTGTAAATCACTGAAAGCAGGTCGTCACCATCGAAATCACCCGCTGTGCCAGAATGAATTTTCTGCAACTCACCAAAAGCTCGGGCTGCATCATCTGTTGTTGCGAGTGTATGCGCCAAAATACCTTTTGGTTTGTTGGTGCCATCGCCCGACAGGAAGGCCAGATTCTCTTTTTCTGAGAATTCGCGGGCCACTTCTTCAGTAAGCCACACCTCTGCATCAAAGAACATATCGTCCAGTGATGTTTGGGTTGCTTGTGGGTTCGCGTAGATCTCACCCATGGTTGCCACAATTTGCGCAAGTGTTGGCGTGCCGGTTGCTGGTCGGGCATCAGTCTCGCCAACCCAGCCAGAAGCAGCACCACCCAAGTTAACCAGGCGTTTGTAATCAGATGTTCCGATCTGGATTACATTACAAACCTGACGCATTGGTGACATGTCACGCTCGATCTGGATGATGTTCTGGTCCAGATCTTCCGGAACTGCATAACCGCCATCCGCATCAGTGCCGATACTCAGCGCTTTTTCCTCCAGAGCAGACAGGCCATCTTCTTCACCTTTACGGATGAACTGACCAAAAGCATGTTTATGCTCTTGCACTTCTTTCTTCTGGACGTTACCGCCTGGACGCTTAAGCTCTTTAAGCTCTGTTTCCAGTCCTGTTTTAAGCTCTTCAAGCTCATCCAGTTTGCCGTTTAATGTATCTACCTGACCGGCCAGCACACCCTTTTCGGATTCCAGGCCTTCCAGACGCTTATCGTTCTTTTTCTTAAACTCTTCAAACTGGCCTTTGATTTCTTCTGCAACCAGTTCTACATCTTTTAATTCAACACCCATGATTATTCTCCTTCGAATAATGTGGTTAGAGACTTAAGGGAATGGAGCGCCTTTTCTGTCTCCGCCTCTCGCGGGTGCAGTGCGCTAAAGCCACCAGCCATAAATGACTTGGCTTGATTTCTGGAAAGCCCTACATCTCGCAAGGCTCGTTCCATCTCGCTTGGGCGTGGTGTTTCTCCACGCTCAAATGAATTTTTTACGTTTGATATCCGGGCTTCATCATTGGCAGGGAATGTGACCAGTGAGACTTCCCAGAGCTTAATTTCTTTTAGAATGAAAGCTTCTTTGTCTGCGTCATATTCCCAATCATCCAGCGTGTACCCAATAGATAAACCGGAAAGCGAACCGGCCTCCATATGAGCATGGGCACGCTTAGCCAAGGGGTCTGCGTCGATCAGCAATTTACCTTTTACATAGAGTCCGTTTGAGTCCTCTTTCATTTCGGTATAGATGCCGATCGGCTCGCTCATATCATGCTGCCAAAGCATGGCAGGCAACCGCCCTTTTTCGTTCCAGTCTTGTAGTGTTTTTTCAAATGCTCCGGACACTACAATATCCGAATAGCTATCTTTAACACCGAAGACAGAGCCATAGCCTTCGAACTCTCCGGTCTCTGATACGCTTTTTATTTTAAGCGCTACATCAAGACGTTGTTTTGTCTGCATCACTAGACTCCGGCTTAGTTGTCATATTCATTGGGGTTAGGTAAACGTCACCGCCTTCGCGGTCGTTCATGTCTTCGAGTTCTCGGCAATCATTAGGGCTGTATATTCCCCAGTTAATACCGGTTGAATAGGATTCGAATCGGGATTTCATATCGCCGCGCAGAAGACCTGCAGCGTTAAATTTTGCGTAGTACTTGCCTTGCTCATTGGGATTTAATAGCCCGACGTTTGCGCGGCTTTCTATACGTGTGAGGTATGGGACCAGGCTATAGTTAACGAAGCTTAGTGCTTGGTGTTCAATGTTGCTGAAGGTTGCTTTCTCAAGGTTTGCAACCATATGAGGCGGCACGCGATAGATTGCGCAGATCTCATCTTTTTGGAATTTTCGGGTTTCCAGAAACTGGCTGTCTTCCATATTTAAGCCAACAGGTTTCCAGTCCAGACCCATTTCTAAAATCATGGGTTTATGGTGGTTCGCCAACCCTTGGTGGTTTTCATTAAACTGCTCTTTTAAGCGGTCAAATGCCTCGTCGGACAACTTATTGGCTGTAGATAAAACGCCGCTTGTTACGGCTCCATTTTTGAATAACTTTGCACCATGCTCTTCTGTGGCAAGACCAAGGGAAATAGCCTCTCTTGCGTATGCGATTGGGTTTAACCCCACCAACCCATCAAGGGTAAGTGTGCGTACATGCCAGATTTTATCCTGACCTAAAGTGGCTTTCGTGCCGTCCTTGAATGTGACTTCATATTCCGGCTGATAGTCACTATTGAGTTTTGGCTTAACGCTCCCTGGGTCCATAGGCAAAATCTCTGCGACCCTTCCAAAGGTATGTACTTTATAGCCGTAGAAATTACCCCTTAAGCAAAGACATACTATCAGCAGTTCCCAGAACTCCTGGGCGGTCATATAGTCATTTGGTGCAATGGATAGGAGTTTATAAAGCGGGTGTTCTGTTGCAGGGGTTTTGTTCCTCCCCTCCTGTGAAAACAACTTACAAGGGAGCATTCCAACAGATTCAGATAGCACTCGGGTGCAGCCAAAAACAGTGGTTAATTGCATTGCTTTTTGGCTGGTAATACCACGCCCGGTGTAAGTGTCGTAACCATGCCCAAGCACGGAGGCGAGCTTTTCAGGTGTGTCTATGAGTTCAGCATCTGATTTCTTACCAAAGATGCGAGATAAAATTCCCATTAAAGCGTCCTGATTCCGTGATTTTCTATGTGATCAGAAATTGTTTCTTCTCTGATATCGCCAAACATCGCCCGGCTAATTGCCATCAGCAATGCTGTTGCACCATCAATTTTGTTGTTTGTGGCTTTGTCTTTTGTCGGCCTTACAATGTCGTCAGAACCTGGCAGCTCTTTCCCTATAACATTGCCTATACACCATTTGAGTATTGGGTTTCCGTCATGGTGGAAACGCCCACTTTTCAGAGCGGCTTCTAGCTCTTTCATTGGGTCGCTCATGTTGGTGTAATTCTGGGTTATGGTGATGGCTTCGATATTTTCATCTGCCATTCGATGCGAAAGCATGGCGGCACCGTGTGGGTCTATCCCGGCTTGTTGTATTTGGCCTTCACTGTTGAGTTCCTTCATTTCTTCGAGAAGATAAAGGTAATCAATTTCTGCACCGTCTGTTGCATCCAGATAGTCAGCCTCTACCCACTCTTGGTAACGCTCCGAAGCCGAATTATCGTCACCATCAAAAACGGTATCTTCAGGTATCCAGAAATAAGGTGTTATGCAGTAGTAGTGCCGTTTCCCTGCGTCATCTACTCGTGTGTAAACAGAAACAGCTGAAGTCAAATCAAGCTTTGCGGCAAGGTCGATGCCGACATATAAATCCTCACCGGTGAATTGATTATGGGTAAGGGTTTTGTCTTCGCATTGATCCCAGTGTTCCAAGTTGTAGAACGCTGCCGCAGTGCCACCCCAAATATTAAGATGCTTAGTCTTAAAGGCGGCCGCTTTTCTGGGGTTGTTTAATGCTTTCCGGAGTTGGCTTTGAAGGTACTCGCCGCCGATTGATACATCGTAATTTGGGTTTGCTTTGATCAGGCTTTCTGGTGATTTCCAATCATCATCAGTATCAATGGTGTAGATGATGCCAAATATTTCTTCATCTACTTTAGTGCCTTCGAGTATTTCCTCCACTTCCTTTCGTTTCGCATAACATGGGCTTGCTGTGTTATTACCCCCAGTGGTGATAATTAATACCAAGGGGTTTTCACGAGCACCCATTCCGGTGGTCATCGTGTCATAAAGCGAAGAGGTTCTGTGCTCGTGGTACTCATCAATGATGGCACCGCTTGGTGAACCACCATCGCCCGGGTCACCGATAATCGGTTCAAACTTTGAATTATCCGATTGGATGTTCAGGTTTCTGGCGTTGATCTCTATTCCAAAATGATCCACCAGTTCAGGTGTTCTAAGGCACATTAAACGAGCAGGTTCAAACACCTTCCAGGCTTGCAGTTCTGTAGTTGCACCACAGTAAACTTCAGCCCCAAACTCATTATCTGCAGCAAACAGATAAAGCCCTACCCCGGCAGCCTCTGCAGACTTGCCGTTTTTTCTCGGGATCTCGTTATACGCTTCTTTGAAACGCCGGAATCCATCAGACTTTTTAACCCATCCAAAGGTGCAGGCATATCGGAAAATCTGCCAAGGCTCTAGGGTGATTAACTTCCTTTCTCTGGCCCACTTACCTTTTGTGTGGGGCAACAACTGAATGAATTCACAAATTCGCTCAGCTTTATTTTTATC